GGGTACTGTTGCTTGACTAACAGGTGCATCTGTCGGTTGGCAGTTACGAAGCGGCCCTTGCTTTCGATGATAATGAGCTTACCGCTTCTTGTATAAACGTAGAAATCTGGGGTGTACTTTGCTCGACGTTCAGGCACGAGGTATTCAATCTTGTGTTCCTCGTACTCGAACTCGACACCCTTAGAACGTAAGTCGGCGGCAAGGCTTTCTTCTAAGCCCGACCGCCAACCATGTTTTAATGCCATTGCTCTGACATCTGACTTTGTTAATGAACCACCACCAAGCTTGCGCTTAGAAGTCGGAGTCATCAAAGGCTGCTTCCTTCTCTACGTTCTCGAAGCTATCAGCGACGAACCCATCCTCTTTCTCGAAGAGGTCTACAGCTTCTGAAGCAGATGCTGATGCTGCCAGTTCGATGATCTGAACTGCGCTTGGGCGTAGGGATACACCAACCATGCGAGTGCTTGGCATTGCATATCCGATAGCCTTGAAGGCCACCTTGATGGATGAACCACCTGTCACCTCTTGGTGCGTTGGGGTCTTGTTGCTGTCGAACAGAGCAACAGTCATGGGGCGGGTGCTGCCATCACGCAGGGTGATGTTAGCTTTCTGTTTGAACTTGAAGATGTTGAAACCTGTCAGGTCACCCTGATCGTCAGTCTCTTCTTCGTACAATGGTGCCTCACCATACTGCTTGACCTTAGGGTCTTTCTTCACAGCTTGTGATTTGTAGAAGTCACGTTGCTCTTCAAGCTGCTTGATGAGAGGCTGGCTATCCTCGACAGTGAGCTTCAGCTTAACGGTATACTCACCATCAGCATTGAACTTAGTGTCAGGGGTGTTCAGCTTGGGCCAAACGGCGGTTCCTTTGGGTGTTACAATGGTCATGTTTGCTCCTATTTCCATTGGTCAATATCGACGCCGCGTTCCAGAAGTCGGGCAAGAATATCTACAGGCACGGGGTGTCCGAACCGCTTCAGATAATTGGCGGTGTCTATTAAAGTTTTGGTACTCTTCTGTTCCATTGGTTTCCTTTCGGATCTGTTAGAACTATAGGTGCAACCTATTCGTTTCGGGTTAGAATTAAGCAAAGAAGAATTCCGAATGACGTACCTCAGTGACATCCAGTTCACCCTTAGCTGGGCAAGGTGGTAACTCACGACCTAGCAGGGCTTCCCCCTCTGCCTTGAAACGCTCGAAGGGATTGTTGTCATGGTAGAGTTCGATGAAGGTTTCCCTCAAGCAAGCGCCAAGCATCTCAACGTCAGCCGCATGGCAACCAAAGCTATCATGCACCATTGCAAAGTGAGTGACTCCATTGTGACGGGCTAGGTTCACAGTCATGCGAAGGTGACACCCATCATTTCCATGCACCCAATTAGGAGAACACCCGTTGGATGCACGGCGGCGGTCCAGCTTGTTCTTAATTTCTTCTTGGACTGTGAGGTAAACAAGTTTATCGCCAAACTTGGTCTTGAGCCTACGCTTCGCCATGTCAGGGTAGTTTTGCATCACGGGCAACCCATCGATGGTGGTCCATACAATCGGTAGGTTTTCGCTGGCTAGTTCACGGGCACATTCTTGCAGCCAATCCATCCCATCCTTGGCAGCAATCACTGTCTCGTTGATTGAATCCCAGACATGCTTGGCTAAGTAGATTGAAGCCTGAAACTCACGCTCATGCAGGGGGCTGACATACGCAGGGTCTTCTTGCTTACGCTTCTCATCTGTCTCAGTGATGTACTCCTGTACAAATGCCCTCGCTGAGTACAACGTCGAACCATAAACCCGTGTCATAGTACAACGCTTGGCAGTCTTACGGGTCATCCCATAATCCAACCAGCTTTGTGCCATGCCCTTCAAATTAAAATCGTTTCGGGTTAGATCTGCCTGTACTTTTACGATAACTTTATCGATGACAGCTTGGTAAATATCTGCAGGTCTATCAGAGGGCGTGAGGTTTACTGCAGCACCACCAACAGGGTCAGCAAGCTGCGCTGAGAAGTGCTGCAAGCCAGAGCATGAGCCATCCTTTGCCACTGCAATGTAGGACACATGGTCATACCCGTTCTCACAGTAGCCACACCACTCTTCACAGAACGCAAGAAAAGACCAAGCATCATCAGCTTCCTTAGCCCACCACAGGTCAGCCATCGGGTCACTGCCAGCCTGTAGGATACGCTCTTGGTTCTCTACCACCCAATCAACACGCTCCTGCATACTGGCCTTGTCATAGCCGTAGCAATTTGCCCCGTGGATAGCGAGTTCACATGCAGCCTCGTTGGTTCCCAGAGGTTTACCATCAGCGAACCGGAGCAAGCCCTTAGCAAGGCTGTTGCCCTGTGGGTTCAGGTACATGGGTGAGGGATAAGCTCTGCCTCTGAAATCCAGAGTGTGTGGCATGTAGAGTGCATCATAAACCACAAACTTCTCAGCAATCTGTCGGATCTTTGCAGCCATCAACCGTTTTGATCGAAGCCTAATCTTTTCCTCATAGATCTGAGTGGCCCGTGATTTCCAAGCCTTAAACTCTGCCTTCTGAGCTTCAGTTAGCTTGCTGCTATCCTGATCTGCAGTCAGAGGTGATGGGGGCAGGGGGATATCATCTGCGCTGGGCAGTCCACCTACAGCCAGACCTCTATCGTGAACCATCTGGAATGTGACAAGAACGAAAGGGTTCACCTGCCAAGGGGTGCGTTGGATGTGGTTGATAGCTTCGTAGACAGGGGCCATCTGTTCTGGAATCCCTTCGAGTTCTTCGAGGTAGTTCCTGTTTCCAGTTTTGATGAAGGTCAGGGGTTTCACATGGTGCGTTAGATATCCACCACCGCGAGGTCCACCCCAATCAACAGGTGGAACCACCATTGGCAGGTAGACAGGGTTCAACATCGATGCAGCATCACGATTTTTTTCCATGAAATTAATCACCTCTGCAGATGGCACCAAGATCTTCACGGTCTTGTTCTTGTCCAGCTTCTTTGTGTGGATTTCAACGAAGCCAGTAGTGGACATAAAGATTTCGATCAGCAACATGCCAAGGTGAACACGTTGATCGTCACCCCATGACACCCACTCATCACAGTATCGGTTGTAAGCACTGACCAAGTTTATGCGCTTGCGCTTACGGGTTGTATCGATCTCATTAAGTAGCTTCACGAACAGCCAAGGGTGCTGCTCCTCAAACTTGGCATAGCGAAGCTCATCTTCGAGGGCCTTGCCGATCCAATTGGCAACCGTTTGGATCTTGTTGGACCTGCTCGACAGCTTGTCGATGATTGTCTTGGCAGTGAAGAACGCCACCACCTTTGGATCGAATAGCTGCAGGTAAGTGACAGCGCCCATCTTAGGCCCAGCCTTTCCAGACTGCGCTTCAGCCATCACCTGATTGATTCGTTCAACCATTGGTTCGATAGCTCGCTTCATCAGGGGTGCGCCGTAGTAGGTAGCACTCTCTTCGTGGCCTTGAACCTTGTCAGTCATTGCATTCTCAAAGCGTTGAAGGGTGAGTGAACGTGCCTCTTTTTCAAGGACTTCTTGTGTAAGGTACAGATCGTTTGTCATTCTGTTTTTCCTATAAAACTAAGGGTTTGAACTAAGGTGCAACCTAATCGGACCGTTGGTGCAAAAGGTTGCGGGGTGGATTGGTGTAAACGGTACAACAAATGTGCCATTCGGGTTAGAATTGTAGAAATGAAAAGACCCACCGGACATGGCTATAAAAAACAGGTGTCCGGTGGATCTAATCGCTAACGATTTAATATGATTTGTGGGGGTATCAGTGAAGGCTACTGCTACCAATACCCTAAGCCCCTGAAAAGAAACAGGAACTATAGCAGAATGGTGTACGTCTACACCACTTATGCACCACAAATGCACCACTCTAGAACAAGCTCGTGACGTTACTGTTATTGGTAACAGTAGTGGGTGTCAATGAATCCAATGCTCCAGCCGCATCATCCATATTCTTGGGGATGAAATGTGCATAGCGTTGGGTCATCTCAATAGATGTATGGCCCATCCACTGCATGGTGGTTCTGATGTCTACACCTGCGCTCAGAAGTCGAGTGCAACAGGTGTGTCGCAGCATGTGTATGACGAACTGGTGGTCATGCCCCAGCCCTATAGCCTCGCGCATCTCTATCCAATCACGATAGAACCTACGCTCTGCCACATCCCCAAAGACGCGCTCACCGATTGAGCTACGGGCAGCATAGCGGCGCAGTATGATCTGCTTGACCCTCGCAGTCATCTTAACGCTGCGCGGCTGGTTCGTCTTGGTTTCCCAGATCGTGATGCGACCTGTCTTGATATCGATGTCATCAAACTTGAGCCTGAATGCCTCGCTCTTACGCAGCCCTGTGTCAACGTAGAAGCAGAACAGATCTAGCTGGGCATCACGGCCCGTTGAGGCGTACCACTCGATAGCCTGTAGCTCTTCCTCTGGTGTCAAGAAACGCACTCGACCCTTGGTCAGCTTACGGCTCTTCATTCTATGCGGTGTGGTCAGCTTCCTGCCTCGCTCGAAGGCAAACAACTGCATCCCATAGAGTAGACTGCTAAAGTAATTAGTCACACTTGCAGAATACTTTCTGATAAGGGTTAGTTCATCATAAAAGCTCATCGTCTTTTGCTGGGTGATATCATCCAGTGACAGGTTAGGTCCAAAGAACTCGAAGAGAACCTTGCCGTACCACTTGAACTTCTTCTTGTTCACCGTGTGCTTGGCTGTAGTCTTCGCCAGCCTGTAGTCAACGTAAGCATCCCAAGCTTGCGCCAAGGTCCAAGTCTTGTGCTGCTCCTTGGCCTGTTCGAGCAGCCCTAACTTGAACTGCTCTAGGGTTTGCGTTGCGATTTCTAGGGTGCTGCAGGTGGCTGTCTTCCTCGCCCCGCGCACCATTGTGGACACGCGGTATTTGTCACCGCGCTTTATGATTCCTTTAGGTAAATCAGTCATAGATTATCTCCATCATTTTATTAGCTAAAGCTTTGCCCCTCGTAGTGAGAGACACAAGGCGTTGTCTATTGTCTTCTGGGTTTATCTCAACACGAAGAATACCAAACCCCTCGTCATGTATGTAGCTTCGATCTGCCATTGAATTCATGCACCTGTTGATCGTTGTCTGCGTCATACCAAGCGCATCAGGCAGGTCACGGGTTTCTATGATTTTATTGTTACGCGCTGCGATATACAAAAAGATCCGCGCATGGTTGAGGGTTGCTTTGTAGTACACCTCTGACAAGAGGCTTATTGATCGTTGGATTTTATCTAGGTTTTCCATGATTCTTTTTCTCGTTAATAGTGGGGTAGCTTAACATGGCATCCCCCGCGCCTATAGAAATGCTCAGTCGAGCGCTCGGATTTCGGTTTATCCAGTTGCAATTCCGGTTTATCCAGTTGCAATTCCGGTTTATCCAGTTGCAGCGCTTATAGG